CCTCTGTTTTACTTACCGTTTCAGCGTTCTCGCTTGTATGCTTATAAATACCCCCTGATTTTATTTGGTAAGCAGCATAAGGGATATATTCTGCTTGTGCGTACCATATTAACATTGGCTGTACATAATCATTTACTAATGTTAAGTAATTTCCTGCTAAACTTGAGCCAGAAATATCACTACCTATCTTATCATATAACGTACTTCCTAGATAATTTCGGATTTCTATCTGCTGAGCGATCTTAATAAATTGTATAAATAAATCAGTATCGGTATTTCCATCAATGATAGAGTTTTTTACTAAATCCGTTCTCGTTATAAATAATACTGTTGCCATAATTAATCTTTAAATCCCATTTTCTTCCAATAAGCCGCTGTATAACCTTCATAAGCCATATTTCTGGGTGCAATAGATACTCGTTTAGCATTTTTTTCTGGTCTAAATCCTCCCTTTCTAGCTTTAGTGGTTGAAATATTTTTTCCTAGCCCTTTATTACCATCTTTTCTTAAATAGATCTTTCTAGTCCATCTGTGGCTGCATCTCGCACCGCCCTTCCAGAGCCAGATTGAATATTTGTTTGAGCCTCCTTTACCAAATCCTGCATTTACTACTTTATTAGTCATTGCTAAAATATCTTCCTTGCGAAAAACCTTTTTAGCTTTCATCATTTTAATACAAAACTCTCTTGACTTTGGCTTTGTTGTTTTAAAGGATGCGCTATAAGGAGTGTACATATATCTTACTAAAAATGTATATCCTAATTCTTTTGATGATTTACTTTTGCCATCTTGCTCACTATCTCTATAAGGTTTTGCACTTCCTACACTTGCGAGCTTAACTTCATCGTTTAATTGCTTAATATTTTCATCTAATTCATCTTCCAAATCATAATCTACTTCATGCTCATCAATTAGGTCATATTCTTTTAATAAATCTTCTTCATCTTCTCCTAAATCTATTAAAGCGTCTGCAACCTCCGTATCTATAAATTTATCTAGCTCCTTATCCTCTGATAATTCTTGATCCTCTGATAATTCTTCCTCTGATAATTTAACTCCTGTTTCTTCTTCTCGTGTTTCTTCGTCAGTTACATTAGATAAGTCTGTAAATTCAAGCGGCTGGAGCGTTTTAAAGTATAAATGAAGCGATATATCGTTATAAGCTAGTATTTCATCGAAAGCATTAATTAAGAGCGTCTGAAAGCCTTTAATTACCATGTTATCAAATAAAATTGAAGCGGTCTTTAGCTCATCTGCATTATTTCCAAGACCTGTTGAATCTTTTATGCCAAATAACATTGGAGATACTACTCTATGGCCTACCATTATTTTTTTAGAACTCTCATCACTTAAAAACTGATATTGTTGGTGTGCTTCGCTTAATTGAATAGGGTCGATTGTTGCTGCTGCGGAAGGATCATCATTAAAAGCTAGTATAAACTTACCAGCATTAGAGCTACCTGAAAATTTTTGATATATTCTTTGTTCTATTAACTCTCTTTGCTCTGGATCAGGCGTTCCATTATTCATATTAATTAGCATGGATGGAGCAAGACCATTTAGAATGTTGTTTAAATGATAGTTAGAAATTTCTTCTTCTAATTCTGCATATTGTGTTGTATAGTCAGGAGGACTATAATATTTGTAACCAGCCCTGTATGGTTTAATATAAAGAATTTCTAATCCTTCTTTAGACATTCCAAAAGCAGGGATTCGTTTTAATTCCATACTTCTTTTATATTTTGACCAGTCATTAGAATAATAATAAGCAGGGATCTCCCCTTTCTCGTTACACTTCTCAGCTCTAAGGGTTTCTATAGGAATATGCTCTAATTTTACAATCTTAGCTCTGTTTTTAGAATAAATTACCTGTATTGCGCATTGCCCCATTAATTTTAGATCAGAAGCTAATCTTCTAACTACTTTATCCTGAAATAAAGATATCATTTGAGCATATTGCTCTGGTCTCCTATGAGAATCAGTAGCATCTAATCCCTTTCCAAATATCATCTCTGAAATTCCATTTATTATAGCTCGGTTAGTCGGAGAACCATTAAATCTATCTATCAAATATTGAAAATATCCATTATTAGCCCCAAATTCTACCCATTCTCTACCAGCTTTCTCTTTAACTACTGGAGCGGTATATGAAGAAAGGTTTACTATACTTAACTCGGTTTTATTTTTCATATTATAATATAATCGTTATCGTAACTATCCTCTGTAGTGTATTCTCCACTATTAACACTATAATAATCGTTATTTTCTTGATCTACAGTTTGATCTGTACAAAATATCTTGTCTTTATAAATTATATCAGTACCTTCTTTAACTGTCATATCATAAAATCTACCTTCTACTAAAATAGGACTTAAAGCTTGTGCAATTACTAAATAATTTTTGTCAGTTGAAGTGCTTATGCTACTATAGGTTGTGGAGGTGTTAGTTGAGTCGTCTCTTAATATCATATTAATAGTAGAAGCATAACTTCTTGGAATTATCTTTAATGTTTGACTAGAAGCTGATGTAGATAAATGTATCATACTAATATAACGAACAAACTTTAAATTTTGTGTATAAAAAAAGGAGGCCTTGCAACCTCCTAAAACTAAATTAATGAAAACACTACTACTCGTTAGTAAATATATAAAAAAAAAGGATATAAAACAAAAAAAAGGAATATAAATAATATATCCCTCTCTTTTTTTTAAAACAAGTTAGAACCCTATTAGTTAGGAGTTATTTTAGTACCTTGAGTAGCACCTGTTACAACTGCTTCGACAGTAAAGTCTGGTGCAGCCATTTCTTGTGCTGTAAACGTCAATGAGTAACCATTTAGATCTCCCATTGCTGCTCCATTAGAAAAAGTACCTGTCGTTAGCTCACAGCCATTAACCTTACCCATTAAATAGTAAGAGCTACCTGCTAAACCACTATAAGCCTCCACCCAAATATGAGGACGAGCAATAGCAAGAAGTCTTATTTCTTCCTGCGTATCTCTGTCTTGAAAAGTAAAGTTTAAAGTTAATGTACTTTCGTAGTAGGTCGTCCCGTTCTCTCGAGAGCTTGTTACTGTTGTTTCAAAAGTGGAGTTACCTTTTAGATCAAACTGATATAAAGTAGGTGAACCAGCTATTGCTGTAATCTCGAAACCAGCAATAGTAATATCTCCTAAATCGCCAAAATCTGTAAAATAAACACTCTTTAATCCGCCTACTCCTGATTTGCAGGGTACATTTCTACCTTTTGTTAATACACACGCCATATTATATAGTTATTATAAAAAGGGCAGAATTAACCACCCCTTTAATTAGTTATTATGAATAGTAAACGATATCTGATCCTACTCCTGTTTGACATCCTGCTGTCCATCTAAGAATTACTCTCAAATTGCGACTGCCATCTTTATCCTGCATATCTATAAATTGTACAGACCCTTGTTTGCTGTCCTCTACTAAACCAGTTCCCCAGAATAAGTTAGATTTTGGAGTTAATACCATTTTATTATTACCCATTCCATTAGCTACGAAAACAGGTATGCCTTCAAAAGTTAATTGTTGGTTATTACTAAACCAAGATGTACCTTTATTATCAATACCAGCAGCACCTAAACCTGAAGTTCCAAAACCTCCTAAAGCTCTAATATAAGCTCTAGCTACATTTGTTGATACATAAAGAGTAAGATCCGAAGCAGCTAAAGAAGCAACGCTTGCTGCATCTACTACGCTTCCCATTTGAGCAATTACATTTGAAGAAGTTACTGCTGAAGCTGCTACATCTACTACATCAGAGTCATCATAACATAATTGTTGAAAACCATCGTAGTCATCAGCTCCTGAAGTACCTTGCCAAATAGAAGTCTCTGTTGCATCTGCAACCTGAGCCGCTACTCTTGAAATTACATATTCCTCAAAAGAAGCTGGAATTTCAGCATAAGCAGAAAAGCCCATCTCTGTCGCCTGCCATTCTTGTTCCATGTCGGATTTACAGAGTTGAACGTTGGTTTGCAGTTCCATCGTTGTAAGCACTTTCTCTGTTAGTGTTAAAGTTGTTGTAGAAGTGTCAAAATCACAACTAGCTCCTTTAACTACATTTGCCCAAGCACCAACCTGTAATACAGATTTATACCTGACGTTAGGCATAATTGTTATTGCTCCTGCATCTAAAGTTGCTGCACTCAATAACGCTGCCCCTAATATTTTACCACTAAATTCACCTGCATAAGTGCCAGCGGTATAAGTTGGATTTGCCATTTTTAATTGTTTTTAATTATTATACATTTTATTTAATACTCTATCTAAAGAATTTTGCTGTCTATTTTGAGCATACTTTAGATTGTATTTCTTTTTTACTTCTGGACTATGAGTAATTGGTTCTGCCGCAGGTGTTTCTGATAACTGCTGTTTAACTTCTTCCTCTAGTTTTTTATAATCTTCTTTTTCGCCTAGTCGCTCTTTTATATCAGCGATAGCATCTTCAAGATTTTTAATTCTTTTTTCCATACCTGCCCAGTCATCAACTGCAGCTTCATCATCTTCTGCCATCTCTTTTTCTTCTGCTGGTACTTCGTCTGAAACCTCTCTATAATCAGCAATAATTCCTTCTTCTTTAACAACAAGAAGTTTGCCATCCTCCATAACATACTCTCCAACTGGCATTGCTACTTTATCATCATCTGTAACGATAAAAATTTCGTCTCCTTCTTTAAATGATTCTGATTCTACTACTGTCCCATTTTCTAACTTAGCTTGTGCTAGTTCTACTTTGGTTTCTAATTGAGTTTCTTCGATTGTTTCTTCTTTAGTTTCTTCAACTTTATCTTCTGTAAGAAAAGTTTTTATTTTGTTTAAGATTTCTGTTGATTTCATATTACTATTGATTTCATATTATTATAACGTTATTAAAATTATATTTGCATTTTTATATTTTGCCTATTCCTTGATTTATTATATTTCCCTTACAGCATTTAACGGAATAAGTGCCATCTTCACAAAGACAAGCTCTGCGACCACCCTTTGGACTTGTTCTACTTGGTGTTTCAAATTGTTTCATATATATTAACTCAATGTTAAACCACGCAAGTTTTTAATTGATCTTTGCACATAAGAATCATAATTTTTTAAAACTTGTATTTTTTGATTAAGTTTATCATAACCTTTTACATTTTTTGGCTCAACGCCTAATTCTTTTGCAGAAGATTGTACTTCGCTTAATTTTTTATCAATTTTAGAACTTAAAGACGTTATATTTTTGCTTGAAGAATTTGCGATACTTAACGCTTTTTCTGCTGCATCTCCTATTTTATTTATATTTTGCCCCATATCATCAGTATCATTTATTAATTTAGACATATCTTCTTGCAATCCTAATTCAACTTTATGAGTAGCTAGCTCTGTTTTTTTAAATAACCTTTTATTTACTTTTCCTTGTGTATTCATTTGATTATTTTATTTAAGTAAATTTTTAAGTGTAACAGTAAAATTGATTACATTACCTGATGTTTCTTTCAAATCATTTATAGCTTTTGTAACATCATTATAACCATCAATTTGATTTGGACTTATACCTAAATCTGCTGCTGCCTTTTTTACTTTGTCAAGATTTTTTTCAGCCAATTCTATTTTTTTCTTAACTGATTGTATAATTCTACTATTTGAGTTAATTCTTTCTTTAGCATTTGGTATCATAGTCTTTAAATCATTCCATAGAGTTCTTGATTCTTTTATAGCTTCTTCATCTATATTTATTGCTGCTCGTAAAGAATTTATTGATCTTTTTATATCATCAACTAATGCTAGTTCTACCTTTTGAGTAGCTATATCTGTTTCTCCTTCTTTAATAATTGTTCTAATTGTAGATAGTTGTTCTTGAGCTTGCATCTCCATATCATTTATTGGTTCTTTAGGTCTTTCTGCTTTATCAGTAAAGTAGCCTTCTATTGAGAAGCCTTTAACTTTTCCTGTCTT